AACGATTAATTATCCTGAGTTTGGAAAAGATTTACTTGAATCAGGTAAAAAGGGTGTTGCTTATAAAGTTATTCAATCAGAAACAGAATTTGAACTAGAAGATATGTTGCTGCCTTTTGGTAGTAAGGATTTAATCATTGCGCCTGTTATTGCTGGTAGTGGAGATGTTGGCAAAATCGTTGTTGGTGTTGCTTTAATTGGTTTAGCTGTTTACACAGGCGGTGCAGGCTTATCGGCTCTTGGTGCTGGTGGTTTTTCTGGTGCTGGGATAGCAGCAGGTGGAATGGTATCAGGTGCAGCAGCTTCAGCCATTGCAATCGGTGGAAATGTTGGTATTGCTTTGACTCTCGGTGGTATTTCTCAAATGCTTTCACCTCAACCTCCAGAGATGCTTGACTATAGGCAAGGTTCAAATGTCACAGATAGTGGTCCTGGTTCAATTGTGAGAGGTTCTGATGGTCGCCAATCTTATTCCTATAGAGGTGCAGTTAATTCAGTGGGAGCAGGTGCCACAATCCCTGTAGTTTTTGGAAAGGCGTTAATAGGCAGTCATATTATTTCCGCAGACATAGATGTTGCTGACGAATCAGACCCATTAAGCCGTTGGATTAGAACACCTTCACCTGACACGATGAGAATACAAGGTGAAAAACTAGACAGTGTTTTTAGGGAAACTTCTGGGATGAAATCAAGGAAAATAAGAGGTCGAGATATACGTGGCGGTGTTAAATATTTAAATAGTAGTGTCGGTATTGATATTGATAGGGAACGAAGGCAACAAATAGGAGGGGAGTTTAAGGCTGAATTTTCTGGCTCAACTGACGTTACTAAATTTCAAATTGCTTTTAGGTTAAATAATGGTTTGTATAAAGAAATTGCAGGAGCAGGATCAACAAGAGTAGATGGTTTTATTACTTATAAAATTATTATTGAAAATAGGAATGAAGGAAAAGTTACAACAAATGTTCAAGTCACAGCGCAAGGATTGATGTCTGGGTCACAATCTTATTTATGGGTTAATTGGTTTACTATTGGTAAAATAGCGTTTAAAGATGATTATAAACTTTTTATAGAGCCTGTTGACTATAGTGCTGAGCTAAATGTTAACACTTTAGAAGTTATTCAATTTGGTTATTACTTTGTTAATCCTAACTAAAAAACAATGGGCTTAAATTCTACTTCAACTATTAAAATTGTTGATCTTCTTTGTGAAGGAACGATTTTAGGCATTGTAGGGGGGCAAAAAGGAATTTTTCTAGACGACACACCAATAAAAGCAGAGGATAATACATTAAATTTTGAAAGTGGTTCTGTTGATTATGGTTTCAGATTAGGAGGGGCAACACAAGATAAGCTCTTAGGATATATAAATGATGGAACTTCTACAATTACAACTGTCAATACAGAAGTTGGAAGTAATTACAGTGAAACACTAAATGCAAGTAATGAAGTTTCATCTAGAGATTATGGAGCAGGAAGAGTTGTCAGACAAATAACAGATCCAGATGTTGATTCATTCCATTTAATATTTTCTATTCCTGCATTATTTTCTACAGCACAGGAAGGATTAGCAAAAGGTCAATTATTTAATGCAACAATTAAGTTAACTATTTTCGTACAACCTCAAGGAAAAGCATATAAAGTTGTCAACAGACAAACGATTACAGGTATTAGTACATCTGATTATCAAATAAAGACACCTAAAATTCAGTTACATGGAAAAGGCCCGTGGAATATTGCAGTTGTAAAAACAACAAGAGATGAAGATGATTACGAAATTAGTTATACAGATTTTAATGAAATTTCAAGCACCACACCATTAGCAACAAGCCGAGGAAATCGAGTTTTTTGGACAAGCCTGATCGAGAAACAAGAGTTAAGAAGTGCATACCCTTACACAGCTTGTGTGGGTTTGAGTCTTTCAACAGAACAATTTCCTGCTCTGCCAACTAGAGCTTATTTAATTAAGGGTATAAAATGTCGAGTACCGCATAATACAAGAACCAGGGATGATGGAAGTCTTGAATTTATAGAAGATTATGCCTTTGATGGGTCTTTAAAAACACGTTGGACAACATGCCCCGTTAGCATTTTCTACACCATGCTTACGAACAAAGTTTGGGGGGCAGGTGATTTTGTCGACTCTTCGAGTTTGAATTGGGTTGATTTATATCCATTAGCGCAATATGCGAATCAATTGGTAACAACACCCGATGGAAACCAAGAGCCAAGATTTGCAATTAATACAGTAATAGGGAACAGGGCACAAGCTCATCAAATACTAAGAGATTTAGCTAGTACATTTCGGGGTATGACTTACTGGGCTAGTAATACAATTCAGGTTACAGCAGATCATGGGAACCTTGATGGAACTGACGTTGCACCTGTTCATCTTTATAACAATTCAAATGTAATTGATGGTTTTTTTAATTATTCAGGGACTTCTTTGAAAACAAGAAGTACATCAATCCGAGTTAGATATAATGATCCTGAAAATATGTATAAGCCAAATTTTATTGTTGTTGAAGATTATGACTTAATTGCCAAATACGGGTATCAGGTTAAAGAAATTGTCGCTTTTGGATGCACTTCAAAATGGCAAGCGCAAAGAATGGGGCGTTGGATGATGGCGGTAGAGGAATTAGATCAAAAAGTTATTAGTTTTTCAACAGGTTTGGAGGGTGTAGCTGTTTTCCCTGGTCAAGTTTTTGCTGTTGCTGATGAAACGATTGTCACAGAAAGATTAGCTGGAAGAGTTTCAAGCGCAACAACAACAGCTATCACTTGTGATCAAACGATTTCATTGCCTAGTGGTTCAAATCATCAAATAACTTGCATCATGCCAGATGGTGATAGAGAGATAAGAGATATTACTACTGTTTCTGGAGCCGTTGTTAATTGTGCTGCTTTTAGCGCAGCACCTCAAGAACAATCAGTATGGTCGATTTCTTCTAGCACCGTTACGGAACAAAAGTTTAGATGTTTATCTATTGATGAAAATCCTGATGGGACATATTCAATTACAGGCACAGAATTTAATGATTCTATTTATTCGAGGGCTGATTCTGGAACAGCTATTGAGTATGACGATGTCACTACATTCAATGATAGGCCTAATGCAGTTAGGGACTTAACTTGGTCTTTTTCTCAAGTAAGAATTAATAACAATACTGTTAATAGAATTACCTGGAATTGGTCAAGAGGTACAAACGGTGCGACTATTGTTTTTGATATTAAATATAGAATAGGTAATGGTAATTATACAGATTTAACAACTAGTAATACTGTTTTTGATATTGATAGTGTGGCCTCTGGACAGACATTAACTTTTTTAATAAGGGCTGCTGGTCCTGAACCTGTAAGAAGAACTTCAAGATGGACATCTCAAACAATTGTTGTTCCAACACCTGACACAGGGGGAGGAGGAGGAGGATCACCTACTGACCCCGTTATCGTTCTACCTCCTAATCCTACAGGTGTCAGTGTTCAAGCTTCCAGCAAAGATGAAGTAACTTTTCGATGGGGTGTTCCTTCCTCTTGGGGTGGTAATACTTCTGATTTGATTTCAATTATTCGTCATTCGAATAAAACAGATGGTACGGGAACATGGGCTGATTCAACACTGTTAAGAGAAGTTCAGACAAATACTGACTCTGTTGTTTTAGATTTATTAGAAGGCGAATATATGGTTAAATTTAAAGACCAGAATGGTAATAAAAGTGCTAATGAAACAAGTGCAACGATAAGTTTACCTGATGCTTTACCTAGATTAGACCAAACAGTAAGACGAGAAGACACAGACAGTCCACCATTCCAAGGTCAAAAAGATAAAGTTTTTTATTCTGATGAATATGATGCTTTAGTTTTAGATGGTACGGATTTATGGGATGATCACACCGCAGATATTGATACATGGGGATCAATAGATTTCCTTGGTACTCTTAACAGTTCTGGTACTTATTACTTTAATAATATTGTTGATTTAGGTGCAGTATTTAGCGTTGTTTTCAAAAGGAAATTAACAACTAGGGGATTACTCC